CTGACGCATTCTTCTTGTTGACTAGCGTTACTGACGCTGGCGAAGGCTTGAAGATGTTCCAGCGTACTGGCATGGAAACCACGATGGAGCCTGACTTCACGACTGGTAACATCCGTTACAAGGCTCGCGAGCGTTACAGCTTCGGGTTCTCGGACTGGCGAGGCATCTACGGCTCACAAGGCGCGTAGATACCAAGCAAAAGAAAGGGGGCGTATGCCCCCTTTTTTTGTGCCTGAGTTTTATGCTCCTACAACTGTATTTTGTATACCCGTAGTTTCAGAACACACCTATTGGTGTGTTTTGTATACCTGTTGTTTTAGAACGTACCTATTGGTGTGTTTTGTATACCTGTCGTTTTAGAACGCACCTATAGGCGATGTGCAAGTGTGTGTACACACAAATAACCGCAGATACTAAACTTTTTTTTAGTGAGTTATTGGCATAGACTGGTGGCCTGAGATAAACCAAGCCCTAGCGACTGGCTCAGCAGACGTTACGAAGACTCTGGGGCGAATCCTTTCGTAAGAGGTAATAACAATGTCACAGACAACATTTTCAGGCCCAGTCAGATCGCTTGGCGGCTTTATCACCGCAGGCGTAAATAGCAGCATTAGCCTGTCAGCAGACACCACGCTTACCGTGGCGGCTCATGCTGGCAAGATCATTCTGCTCAACGACGCAGACGGCAAGTTTACTTTGCCATCAATTGTTTCCACCACCCCCACAGATCCCACGTCGCCTAACCAAGACAACAACATTGGTGCGTCTTTCTTTTTCTACATTGAAACCGCAGCCACTGACTTGGACATCCTCACCGATGGCACTGACAAGTTCAAAGGCGCAGCTATGGTTGCTGTGGATGACGGTTCCAAGAAAGCTTTCTTCCCAGCCGCAGCAAATGACGTGATGACTTTAAACGGCTCAACCAAAGGCGGCTTGGTCGGCAGTGTCATTCAGGTAACGGCAATCGATACAGCCAGCTACCTAGTACACAACACTTTGTTGCTTGGTTCAGGAACGATTGTTACGCCTTTCGCTGACGCTTAATCCACAACATAGGAGATAGGCAATGGCAGATGCAGTAACAAGCCAAACCATTCAGGACGGCGAGCGCAAAGCCGTCCTTAAATTCACCAACATCAGTGATGGTAGTGGTGAGTCTGCTGTAACAAAGATTGACGTAAGCGCACTGACTGCGAATAGCGCAGGAAAAGCTTGTACAGAAGTGGCCATTGCCAAGATTTGGTGGCAATGCGTCGGCATGGGCGTTGAGCTGTTAAATGACGCCACCTCTGACACGTTGATCATTGGGCTTTCGCCTGATTCAAATGGATATCACGATTACTCAGATTTTTCTGGCATTCCTAACAACGCAGGAAGCGGAAAGACTGGTGACGTGAAGTTCACGACGATTGGCGCAAGCAGCACTGACACCTATACTGTAATTGTTGAAGTGTTGAAGACTTACGGCTAATGGCTGACACAAGCGACGTAAAACGAACTAAGTCGGGCAGGCTCATCTACAGAGGTGAGTCTTTCCCCGGCTATAACCAGCAAAAAAGAACGCCCGGCAAGAAGAAAAAGTTTGCGGTGCTTGCCAAAAAAGGCGATCAAGTAAAGATTGTGCGCTACGGTGATCCCAATATGACGATAAAAAAGGATCAACCAGCAAGGCGCAAATCGTTTCGTGCGCGACATAACTGTGATGCGGTTCAAAAGAAAAAAGATGTTTTTTCAGCGGCCTACCACTCTTGCAAAAATTGGTGATTTAAATGGCAGAAAGTGATTTAAGCAGAGCACAAGACGAGTACGGAAGCGCAACCTCGCCTTACGCTGCGCTTAGCGACTATCTGATGCAGCGTCCAGTTTATGACCGAGGCACGAGGGCTGACCCTGTAATGCCTACCATGAAGGTTTTGGAGGCGACTCAGCCTGACACTGAAAGCCTTCTTTCTGAGCAGTACAAGAACATTATGGCTGAGCAGGCGGTTGCAAACGAAGCCGCCTCTTCAGCTAGGCAGGCCGAAATCAACGCTCTTCGAGACTCGCTAAGAGAGGAGTTGGCCTCATCTGAAGACGCTGCGTTGTCGCAACGATCTGATTTAACCAAGGCTTTAGAGGGCCGCATTGACGAGTTGCGCCGAGGCGTTGACGCAGAAACGCTAGACCTGCGACAAACTGGTTTGGATGAAAGAGCTGCGTTAGCCAGACAAATTGAAGAAGGCGATAAGCTGGTTCGGCAAGCGCAAGAAGCCGCTATTGGCGACCTAAGTGATCGCCAAGGTTCTTTAATAGGTGATTTAAAAACAAGAATTGAATCTTTGTCAGGCGACCTGACAGACATCAACAGCGTGATTGATCAAAGCTATTCTGAGTTGTTGCAGAAACAAGAATCATCTGAAGGCGCAACTCAAGATCAGATTACTGAGATATCACAAGAATTAAACGCTTTGGGCGGGACGCAGTCGGAAATAGACGCGCTGAACCAGCAGCTTGAAACGCTGTACGCGGACGTTGATTCGGGTAACGCAGCTCAATCCGATGAGATACGAAACGAGACAGCCAATCTGATTTCTGGGCTAGAAGAGCAAATTGGTGGGTTATCAGAAAACCTTTCTGCCCTGCCTATCGAATCGATTCAAGGCCAATTGGCGTCCCTAAACGACCAAACCGCTCAGTTTCAGTCGGCGGTTACTGACGCTACCAGTGAAAGAACGGCATTGGCGCAGCAGATTGCTGCGCTTGAGGCTGCTGGCGTTAGCCGAGAGGATCTCCAAGCTGCGCTGCAAGGCCGCGCCACAACTGATGATCTCGCAAAGTTTCGCGGCGATTACGAGGCTACGGGCAAGCTTGTTGAAGAGGCTTTGCAAAGCGGTGTTAAGTCTCGCGGCGTACTGCAACAACAAATTGAGGCGTTGCGTGGGCAGATGCCGCAGGAAGTTGACGTTGATGCTTTGAGAAAGCAAATAACCGATGAAATCATGGCTCAAATGGGCCAACAAGGTGGCGGTGCTACAGCAGGCGCTGCGACAGGCGCTACCACAGGCGCTGCGACAGGCGCTACAACCGCAGCAACCACAGCAGGAGTGCCAGCAGGCGGCGTAACGCCAAATGTTTCTGCTGGTATGACGGCAGGCGGAGGCGGGTACACGGGCACGAGCACTGGCTCCACTTACGAGCCAGAGGCGGGGGCTTACAGTCAATACGCAACGACTGAAGGTGCTGCCGAGATGGGCGCGACGCCATACTTCGATACTGCTGGGATTGGGAGCGAAATGGCGCAGGGCCAGTTTGATCCATCTGGTGTGGATTTTAACGCTGGCGCTAAACTGACTCAGCAACAGGGACAGGGAAGTCAGTCATTGCTTGACCAATTCAACAACAGTCAAGCGGCTTCAGACTTTGGGTTGAGTGCTACTTTTGACCCTGAAACCGGAAAGTATGTTACAGACGTTGGCGGCTTTGGCTTCACTGGCGATCAACGGTATAAGTACCAAACCCCTGAAGAGTTTGCGGCTCAGTTTGAAGGCAAAAAAGACACACAACAGGCAGCGGTAGCACCCCCGCCAGCGATTCAAGGCGGCGCACCGCTAAAAAAACCGCCTATGTTTAACCCAGCCGCATTTAAACCAGAAAATATGAGATTTAGGTAATGGCTAGTGATGTACCAAAGAACGTAGCAAACCCGTCGCTGTACAAGAAAGCTAAAGCGAAAGCTAAGGCTAAGTTTGACGTTTATCCCAGTGCATATGCGAATGGCTGGATGGTTCAGGAGTACAAGCGTATGGGCGGCAAATACAAGGGCGCTACTGGCGGCGAAGTGACGCTTGACCCAAAGAAGAGCGACCTAAACAAAGATGGTCGTTTGAGCAAATACGAGCGCAAGCGCGGTACTGCAATTGCCAAGAGCATGGCAAAGAAAATGAACATGGGCGGAACCGTTATGGTTCAAGGCCGAGGCTGTGGCGCTATCATGCCCAGCAAACAAAAGAAAACCAGAGTGCCTCGTGGCTAAGCCAAAGAAGGGACTCAAGCAATGGTTTGGCAAAGGGCCAAAAGGAGACTGGGTTGATATTTCAGCCCCAAAGGAAGGCGGCGGCTTTGAGAAGTGCGGACGTAAAAACGCGAAAGATTCTAAGCGTGGTTACCCTAAGTGCGTACCATCATCAACCGCAAGCGGTATGTCAAAAAAAGAAATCGCATCGGCAGTTAGCCGTAAGCGATCAAAAAAGCAGGGCGTAGGCGGCAAGCCGACTAACGTCAAAACATTTGCCAGAGATGGAGGCGAAATCGTGAGAATGAAGAGCAAGATGGGTACGAAGGGTGGCGCAATGGGCGGCAAGAAGAAGATGAAAATGCCCGGCGGCATGAAGAACGGCGGTGCGGCCAAGAAAGGCGGCAAAATGATGACTAAAGGCTACGCTAAAGGCGGAGCCATGAAGACTAAGGGCGGCGCGAAAGGCGGCATGAGAAAGCCTTCAACTAAGAAGAGTGGTTTATTTGGTCGTAGATAGTGTCTTACTTGCAGAGCAATATCCCACACTTCAAGGCGTGGGTTAGGCGAGAGTACACAGCAAATCACGAGAAGTATCATGGCGAGTTCCTACACGCTATGGTTATTGCTGTAACTACGATGCCGACAAGGTGCCTGAGCTTTCAGGTGATTTTTACGGGTGCGGAGTCTTACGACGATGACAACGAACCTAACGTACATGGTGGAGCGATGTGGGCAAGAATGCCGATCACTGCTCTCGTGGGCGACACCCCATTTGAAGAATGGCCTGAGCCGATGCCAGTCTGGGCTGCGCAGCCTTGGGATTGCTCTTCTCATAATCACGCTGTTTATGTGTTGGATCGCTGCACCCCTTGCCCGTGGCTGGCAAAGGTTGATGGAGAGTTCTATCCTGCCCGATATCTCTTTACCGTGGACTACGCGGAGAATGAGATAGCTGACGATCCCGCGCAGCACAAGCAAAGCCATGTGATGGAGTTGCTCGATGCAGGCAAGTGGACTGGCAATATCATCGCGCTTCCTAATAACAGGGTGCGCGTGACTCACCCAGCTTGGTTTGAGACAGGCGAAGGCGCTCCAGACTTTAAGCCCAGTCAGCATATCCACTACTCGAAAAGTGATTTAGACTACACGCTGGACGTGAATCAGGTATTCGACAACCTCTACGCAGGCGGCAAAGATGGCGACAAGCGGAAGTAAAGATTTTGAGTTAGATGTAGCTGACTACGTCGAAGAAGCTTTTGAGCGTTGTGGCTTAGAGCTTCGCACGGGCTATGACCTGAAGACAGCCAACCGCTCGCTGAATCTTATGCTTGCAGAGTGGGCAAACCGTGGTTTGAACCAGTGGACTGTGAACCAAAAGGTTCTTGCGATGGTCAAAGACACGACCTCGTACACGATAGACACCACAAACCCCACGGCAACCATTGACGTTCTCGATGTGTTTATTAGAGAAACCATTGGCGGCGTGAGCACCGATGTGCCGTTAAACCGCATGTCCCGCAGCGAGTACGCGAATCTGTCCACGAAGGCTACCACTGGCAAGCCTAATCAGTATTTTGTAGACAAGCAGATCAGCCCTACCGTGACGGTTTGGCCTGCGCCAGATGAAAGCTCCAAGTACAGCCTTTACCTCAACGTGCTGAGTCGCATGGATGACGCCGACGCTGGAGCAAACACTATGCAGATACCTTTTCGGTTTTACCCGTGTCTGGCGGCTGGCCTTGCATACTACATAGCTTTAAAGCGAGCGCCTGAGAAGGTCGGAATGCTTAAAGGTTTGTACGAGGAAGAGTTTCAACGCGCACTCAGTCAAGACGAAGACAGAGCGTCTTTCCGCATAGCGCCAGACCTTAGAAATTACAATTCAGCGTAATGGCTTTTGCATCCAACCATCGGGCCTACGGGATTTGTGATATCACAGGATTCAGATATCGCTTGAAAGATATGCGTATGACGTGGGACGGCTTTTTGGTCGGCCCCGATCAATGGTCGCCTAAGCACCCCCAGCTCATGCCCAAGCCTGTACCCGCAGACCCACAGGCTTTGCAAGTGTCTAGGCCAGACCAAGCTGCTGACGGAAACGATAACAATTTTTTTACCGTCTACACCAATGTTGGCAATGGTATTTTAGGCACAACTTTGCAAACTTTTGGACTAACGTGTAGTGTTGGCGTTGTGGAGGTAACCACGTCATGAGTTTTACATTGGCAACGCTGAAAACAGCGGTTCAAGATTATTTGCAGGTTTCAGAAACCACGTTTACAAGCCAGCTCAACACGTTTATTCAGGAGTCAGAAAGCCGCATCTTCAAGATGGTGCAGCTACCAGAACAAAGAAGAAACGTGCAAGGCACGGCATCGACGGGCAATCGGTTTTTGGCGACGCCAAGTGATTTTTATGCGCCGTTTTCGCTTGCTGTAATTGATAGCAACAACAAGTACACCTATCTTGATTTTAAACATCCATCTTTTTTGAAAGAGTACAGCCCCACATCCACGGTCACTGGTCAGCCAAAGTATTACTCTTTGTTTGATCAATCGGCTTTTGAGATGTCGCCTGTGCCAGACTCAAATTACACGGTTGAGCTTCACTATCTGTACAAGCCTGCGTCTTTGACGGCAGGTGCAGACGGTGGAACCACGCTGCTTTCAACTGATCACCCCGACGCGCTGCTGTACGGCACGTTAGTCGAGGGTGCTATTTTCCTCAAAGAAACCCCTGACGTGATTGCCAATTTTGAATCGAGGTTTAAGGAAGCCATATCTCGGATGAAGAATCTGAGTGAGGGCCGAGATACCCGCGACGAATTCAGATATGACTTATTACGCACAGGGGTGACCTAATTGGAACCAATCAAAGAGCTTGAAGGCAAAAGAATAGCAATCATCGGTCTGGGAGCCTCTCAGATCGACTATGTAATCGGCAAAGAAAACAGTGAAGAGTGGGACGAGGTTTGGGTAATCAACTCAGCCCTATCGGTTTTTGAGTGTGACCGAGTGTTCATGCTCGACCCAGCCAGCAGGTTTCTGGACACAGATGATGCTGGCAATCAGACCGCCGTTATGCGTAAGCTTTTGCCCACGTTTGACAAACCGATATATACCTGCGAATTGGATGAGCGCGTACCTGCGCTGACCGTGTTCCCCATAGAGGAAGTCATCAAAGACCAACGCTGCGCCTACTTGAACACTACGGTTGCTTACTCATTGGCTTTTGCGGCTTACAACAAAGTCGGTCAGGTAGACCTGTTTGGCATGGACTTTAGCTACAAGAACAACCTGCACTTTGCGGAAGCTGGCCGAGCGTGTCTTGAGTTCTGGATATGTAAGCTCATCTCTATAGGCGTCAAGGTTGGCGTCAGCCCACGGTCTTCGTTACTGGATCAGAACGTCGATCTTGAAGAGAGGCTGTATGGCTTCCACAGGCTGGCTAATCCAAAGATTGCTATGCCAGACCCGCAGGGTGAGTGGGTTGTATGCAACCGATCCGAGCTTGCCAGCATGGTTAAGAAGCACAACCTAGAAACCATAGAGCTGCCACGCTCACCAGAGCCGTATAAGGGATAGACATGGGTGAACAAGGAAACATTGAGCTTGGTAACGTCATGGTTTTTACTACCGAAAACGAAGGCCACACCCCTGAGTTTTGGGCTGAGCAGCTTACGAACAAGATTGTGTCTGTATCAGAACACGCGGAGCCTCATGTCAGGCAACAAGCGTTGGCTTTCAGAAAATACATTTATGACGTACTATTGAACGGAATTCGTAATGCAATTACCTCAGATCGTGTCACAATTAGGGGTAAGCTTAGTGCTCAGGGCCATGAAGACATGGCTAACATCATAAAGGAGCTTTGACATGGCTATCACATCTGCAATTTGTTCGTCATTCAAGCAGGAAGTGCTTGTTGGCACTCACAACTTTACAGCGACAAGCGGCAACAGCTTTAAGCTTGCGCTTTACACGTCTAGCGCAACATTGGGCGCAGCTACTACGGCTTTTACTACGACAGGCCAAGCCAGTGGTACAAACTACACTAGCGGCGGGAGCGCACTAACCAGCGTAACGCCTGTGCTTAGCGGCACCACTGCTGTATGCGATTTTGCCGATCTCACTTTTGGTACTGCCACAATCACGGCGAGGGGATGTATGATCTATAATGACACCCAGTCTGATAAGGCGGTTGCTATCATCGACTTTGGTGGTGATAAGACATCTACCGCTGGCAACTTTACTGTTGTTTTCCCAAGCCCAACAGCGACTGGCGCAATCATTCGGTTGGCCTAATGCCAAATGCCATTATCGAGGATAGATTTTCAGCCGGGAATCAATAAAGAAGAAACCGACTTAGCCGCCAAGGGCGGATGGGTAGACGGAAACCTTATTAGATTCCGAAAGGGTCGCCCAGAGAAAGTGGGCGGCTGGTTTAAGCGAGGGCTGCAATCCTTTCTTGGGTCGTGCCGCGCCCTGCATAGCTGGATATCTTTGGGTGGAACCCGATATCTAGGTCTGGGAACCACGTTTAAATACTATATTGAAGAGGGTGACAACTATTACGATGTCACACCTATCCGAAAAACTTCTACCAACAGCATTACGTTTGCGGCCACTAATGGGTCATCAACCATCACGGTTACGGACTCTAGCAACGGTTCAGTGTCAAACGATTTCGTTACTTTTTCAGGCGCGGTTAGTCTGGGCGGGTTAATCACCGCCGACGTTTTAAATCAAGAATATCAAATAGACTTGGTCACAAGCGCAAACACCTACACGATCACAGCAAAAGACACGTCTGGGGCGGAGGTCACTGCAAACGCATCAGACACAGGCAATGGCGGCTCTGGCGTTGACGGGTCATATCAAATAAATGTTGGTTTGGACACTTATGTTTCGTCCGCTGGCTGGGGCTTAGGGACTTGGGGTTCTGGCGGGTTTGGATCAGCTTCAGCAATTAGCGCGGTCAACCAACTGCGCCTGTGGACGCACGATAATTTTGGTGAGAACCTGATTATCAACGTGCGCGGCGCAGGCATATACCGCTGGGTTGAAAACAGCGGCACTTCTGAGAGAGCCGTTTTGCTTTCTGGGGTCTCTGGCGCGAACTTGGTTCCGACGATTGGTTTGCAGGTTATAACGTCCGAAACCGATAGGCATTTGATCGTTCTTGGCGCTGACCCAATAGTGGCAAATGCGCGATCAGGCGTCATCGATCCAATGCTTGTGGCCTTTAGCTCATCAGAAGACGATCTTCAGTTCGAGCCTTTGGCAACCAATAGTGCTGGCTCGGTTCGATTATCAAGCGGCTCTTTTATTGTTGGCGGCATAAAATCGCGCCAAGAAATACTGATCTGGACGGATACTAGCTTGTATTCGATGAGCTTTATTGGGCCTCCGCTTACTTTTGCGATCAACTTGGTGAACGAGGGCGCTGGCATTGTCGGCCCCAAAGCTGCTGTGAACGCGCCAAACGGTGTTTACTACGCATCTAAGACGGGTTTCTATTTCTACAACGGAGCCGTCCAGAAGCTCCCTTGCACTGTGCAAGAGTACGTCTTTGAAGACCTCGATCTGGGTCAGGCATTCAAATGTTTCATGGGGCTGAACTCAGAGTTTGGTGAAATGTGGTTCTTCTACCCAAGCCTAACTGACGGCACTGGCGAGATAAGCCGATATGTCATTTACAATTACGAAGAGAACACATGGTCTGTTGGGTCTTTGATCCGATATGCGTGGATTGACGCTGGCATTGAAGATCAGCCGATAGCCGCTGGTTTAACCAGCAGCGAAAACTGCGTGTTTGACCACGAGACGGGTTTTGACGATTACAACCAGCCTATGAGCGGGGTATTCATTGAGTCGGCGGATATTGACGTTTCTGACGGTGAAAACTTTGCGTTTATCAAACGGGTTATACCTGACGTTGCTTTTATCAAAGACAGCAGCGTCAGCAACACGCCTGCCATGAACATAGTTTTGAAGCGTCGAGACTTCCCCGGCCAGTCTTTGACTACCGACTCTACCACTCAGGTTACCGAAAGCTCTACGTTCAACAGCTTGAGAAGCCGAGCGCGTCAGGTGGTGTTGCGGTTTGAGTCGGACGATGATGCGTCAAGCGGCGATCAGGTTGGCTACAAGTGGAGGCTTGGAGCCACAAGATTAGACCTTCAGCAAAGCGGTAGGCGCTAGATGAGCCGTCTTCTGGAAACAAGGCTACCTTCTGCCCAAGGCGGCAATGTCGAGTCGGGCACGTTTAATCGACTGGTTCGTGTGCTTGAGCTGAACCTCGGAAGCGTGGATATCACGATATCTCCGCACTTTAACGCAGATCAAATCAGTACGCTTCAGTTTGCAACGGGTGCTATTATCTTCAATACTACGACTGAAATACATCAGGCGTTTGATGGCACTACGTTCAGAGACCTATATAGCCATCAAACCTACCCAACAGGCCAGTCCGCCAGCTTCGGCTTAGGGTCTGTAACAGTGAGTACACCGTAATGGATGCAATGCTTCAGAGTCGAATTCAGAACCTCATTGGCGGTGACATGCCTGTTCAGATGGCTGAGGGCGGGATGGTAGAAGACCCATTAACTCAAGAAGAGTCAATGGAGTACACCGCAGCGATTCAAGAGCCAGTAGATAAAGATGCTGACATAAGACAAGCCATAGAAGAACTCATGGTGGTTCGTGATAACGCCGAAGACCCTTTTGAGGCTAAAAAAGCAGAGCATTTGATGGAGGCTGCTTTAATTAGCCGAGACGCGCCCTTGTCTGATGCAGCTTTGCAAGTTTCACAGGCAGGTCGAGGAGGCGATTCAACTATCGCGCATTTAACTGCTGGCGAAGTCGTTTTGCCTGCTGAGATGATGGAAGACCCTAGATTTGAGTCGGCAGTAGAAAGCAGGTTTCAAGAAATAGGACTCAACCCAGAAGAATACGTTGTCGGCTTGGGCATAGCTTCGTTAAATCCACAAACCGGATTAGAAGAATTTTTCCTTAAAAAAATTGCTAAATTTGGCAAAAAAGTATTTAACAAAGTTGTTAGGCCCGTAGCAAAAGTCGCTCAATTCGTGCCCGGCCCTTGGCAAGCTCCAGCAGCACTGATTGCGAAAGCCGATACGGTTTATAAGGTGGCAAAAGGCGAAGCCAGCCCTTTGACCTTGGCTACTTTAGCCACAGGCCCGAAGATATTTGGAGACAGCGGCGCTCTTGCAAACATCACCAAAGCTGGCGGTGGAGAAGGTTTTTTCAAGGGACTGGGAAGCCTTGCTACAGAAACGCCGGGTGCTCTCAGAGATTTAGTAACGAATCTTCCAAGCAACCTGAGAAGCGGTGTTGGTAGCTTGTTTAGAAATCCAACCGGAACCATAAGCAGCGTCATGAGCGGCGCTGGGCTTCCCGGTGGACAGGGTGTTTTTGGAATGGATGAAGCGGCTGCACTTGAGCAACTAGAAGCGTTATCGGGCGCAGATCCGAAACTGAAGGAACAAATACAGGCTCAGCTAAATGATGGAAAATCTCCGCTTGAGATAGCAAACAGTTTGGCAAGCGCAATGCCGAAGGCGTTGTCAGGTCAGACAGGCGCATCGTCAGCTCAAGCAGGCACGTCATCAACCCAAGCAAGCGGCACGGGCGGCAACTTCTTCAGCAACCTAATCAGTGGCGGCGGAGCTGATGACAAAGGAAATTACGGATTATTGGGCGACATATTGGGCGGCGGCTTAGGTGCAGGTACAGGCAGTGGCGGTCTTGGTGGGCTTCTGGGTGGCGCTGGCGGTCTTGCGGCAGCAGGATTGCTTGGCAAGCTGGCTTATGATGAGGCCAAGAACAGGAAAGGCGTAGCCCTTACCCCGCTTACGCAAGAAGGATCGACGGGCCGATACAACATCGAAGCCGAGATTGCTCGACGCTCAGGCGAGCCTCCGCCCAACCCTGTTGAGTTCGGTTTGTTACCAAGAGGAACAATACCTACCCTGAGCGGCGGCAGACCTCCTAAGCAAGAGGCTACTACGGGTATGCGCTATGGTGGTGCTGTCATGCCAATGGCCTACGCCAAAGGCGGCAACGTAGCCACAGAAGACTTTGAGCGCATGAACGGCGGCATCAGCGGCGAGGGCACTGAAACCAGTGACGATGTACCTGCTATGCTGTCGGACGGTGAGTTTGTCATGACGGGCCAAGCGGTTCGTGGCGCAGGCGCGTTTGATCTTTCTAGGGGCGATGGCGGGATTATTACACTCACGCCAAACGGCAGCGAAAGCAGAGACGGTGGCACCGCGCTCATGTACGAAATGA